ACCTATCGTTGAACTCCTTATCCACATCGGCCTCGACCGTGACTTCCGTTTCCGGTAACAGACCAAACATCCATGACCGCTTCACGGGGGTACCGAGGGGGGAGATGCTATTTATTTCGTGGAACCAATCCTGCGAACTGCATCCGTTCCTGAAATTGAAATAGATGTAGGGCTTGAGTTTCGTGTCGAGGTAGCCGCTCTGAATGTCCGTCATTCCACTCGTCGCTTGCCATACCTTCGTGTCGTTGATCCATACTCCCCTGAACTGCTCAATTGGCCCCTCGCTTACGCCGTGGATCATGTAAAGGTATCTGTTCCGCTGAACCCCGTCGCTGTCTACCGGCCCCCCAAAGTGGGCATAGACGAGGTTCGACCCCACCCGGCACTCCCCGTAGACGACGGGTATCGGCCGCTGGGAGGTGCGGGTGTTCGTCTTCATCCCCTGACGTTCCTTGGCGGCTTTTTCCATCGCCGCCTTTGCCGCCATCCGTGCGTCATACGCGGCCCAGATGCCGCCCCCGATCATCAGGGGAACGCCGATCCACGCAAGCGACCCGCCCGACGCAATCGTAATAACGGCCCCTACGATGCTAAGAAATGTCCCGCCGCTCAATGTGGATACCTCCTGCAAAGTATCTGCTCTGTACGTCCATGCCGGTCATCCTCAAGATCATCAGTTTTGGGGATACTACCCCCTTGCAGTTCTTAACTTTCACCGTGGAGGCCATCCTCCCCGGCGAGATGAAGATTGCGAACGTCCATGCGTCGTACTTCCCACCAGAGAAAGCAATCGCGTCCCCCGGCCTTGCCTCGTTGATGTCGTAGAAAGGTTCCCCCCGGCCCTGCATATCGAGCCAGTTGTTTATCATATCCCCGCACTGTTCCACGTTGAGCAACGGGCAGTTCCAGAACTCCCGGTGCCCTAACCTGATGCCCGTGCCTTCCCCCACCATATCTCCTTGTCCTCCAGTTCCGACATGTACCTGAACCCACGGAATCTTTCGGTATTCCCGAGGTTGTTGCACGTTTTATAGGACTTGTCGCACAAGGACTGAACCCCGACGTACTGACACCCCGGCGTGGTGGATTTGAAAACCCAGTTGCAGTTGATGGAGTATTGGTTGTAGGGAATGTCCTTGTCCCAGCGGACGAAATCGTTCTTCATCTCGAACAGTATCTGGGCCGTGTTCTGGTCCTCCCGAATCTCCACCATGTCGATGTGTCCCTGAAAGTGGATGTATGGTTCGGTCATGGCAGAGCCGGTCCAGTACGCCTTCCAGATGGTGCATTGTTTTCCCTGCACCGCCTCCGACATGACGGCGGTTGCGATGGATCGATCGATGTTTGCGACGCCGACCCGCACGTTCTTGGGGGTCGGGCCTGTCATATTCTTCACGTTTTCAACGGCGAACGGGAAGCGGTTGTAGAAATTACCGTTGGCAGTCAAGTTGGTTTCGGCATTGGTAAGGTACAGAGGCGTACTGAACTCGAAGTCGATCATGTAGAAAGGAACGTCCCCCAACACCCGGTTGAACGACATCGAAGCGGACACCCACCCACCAACGGGAACATCTCCGCACGAACTCATCTCCGTCATAGTTTCTTCTCCTTACCCCACCAGATGACCTTATCCTCCAGTTCGCTCATGTACCTGAATCCCCGATACCTTGCATCGTTGCCGTATTTGTTGCACATCTTCCACGACTTGTCGCACACGGTCTGGACTCCGGTATATTGACAGCCGGGGGTGGTTGATTTGAACCTCCAGTTGCAGAACATACCGAACCCGTGATTCGGAACCTGATGCGTCCAATTCCAATGATCTGTTTTCAATTCCATGCTCACGCTTGCAGATGTATCGCTCTCCTCTACGTTGAATTGCTCCACTTGCCCATTGAACAGGACGTACGGTTCTGTGTGCGTGAAGTCGTTGTTCCAGTAGCATTTGTATACGGTGACTTCCTTCCCGACGACCCGGTGAAGGATCATTTCCTTCACCAACTCCCTACTGACGTTAGATGCGGTTACTTTCACGGCGTTGGATGGGATGGCGCGGAACTTCACCGGCCCGACGTTCGCCGGGTATACCTGCCATACCTTGCCGCCCCAGTTGAGGGGCTTGTCGCTGTTCTGTAGCGCGATGTAATCGCCGGTCCCGCTTCCAATCCTTATCTTGAACATGTGGAACGGGATGTCCCCGAACTCTCGAGCCGCAGGGGAGAAGGTCAGCGGGGGCCACACATTGGGGGTGTCGTCACAGGCATAGAACGGCATCGATCTGGGGACCGGACGAATCCACGTTATCCCCATGGAGCCGAATAGATGCCCGCTTCCAACTCCGCACTTCGTAAGACTTCTAAGTACGAACGTGAAGTCGTTTGCCCTGTATTTATCTACAACCCCGTTGATCGGGTCGAGGCAGTACAGGTGAACTCCGTCGTTGCAGATGGACGAGTACGCAGGGTCGGCCTGGGGGTTTGTCGCGGTGTGCACCTGAACTATGGTCATGGTGTTTCTGTCGTATTTCAGGATGAGGTTTTTTTCCAGCCCGTACCCCACCGCAAATAGATGATTACTGCATACGGTCACATCGCGGACGTACATCCCGCTTGTCCCCGGCACGTCGTTGCTTACTTCCCTCGATCCCACCCATACGAGCGAATTGGTCATCCAGAACAAATCTCTTGCGGCGAAGTCCTGCGCCATCCAGAGGTAGTTGTTTCCCGTGTCGTATGTGATGCCCCTGAACTCGTACCAATAATCAAATCCGTTAAACCACTGATTCGGGTATACCCCACCCCCGGCGAAGCAGTTCACCTTCATCAGGTTTAGGTTGGTATCGAATCTCATTATCTTATGGTACGAGTAGTTCTGATCCATGACGGATAGATAGGCGTTGCAACTGCCGTCCAGAGTAATGCCCACCGGGTTTATGCCCCAGTCGGGCGGGTCCGGTTCGTACCCGCCGTCGATGCCCCGACCGTTCACATACGGGACTGTCCAGTTATTCAGAATCCCAAGTTGCCAGCAGGACGCGTCCCAACTGCCCATCTTTCTTCCAAACGCGTATTGATTCAGTTGGTTCCTGACGTGCATCTCCGATGTGCCGTACCCCTTGAAATCCGTCCCAGCGAACTGATAGAAGTCTCCGGGGGGTTCACCTGCGCCGGGACAGGCGACGTACATTCTCATGTTGTCCGGAGTGAACCAATCGGCCTCGATCCCTTGCGGCTCGTAGAACATGTTGTCCCGCCCCTCCTGCCCGAATACCTGACGAGGGACGAACTTGGTGTAGTACGCAATCGGGTCGGTATGAAACGCCTTGTGGGTGAAGTTCTTGCTGTCCCACATCCACAAAAGCCCGTAGGGGTCGATGGTCGGGAATTGCGGCCTGAAAAGGTACTCCTCGGAGTCGGTATGAAGCGATGTGGTCAGCGTGTCCCGCGACCCGCAATTCCCCCAACTCTGAACGACCATCCAGCCGCTCCGGGGGTCGATCTGGTTGATGTAATGCCGGGTGGTTCCGTTATTCCCGAACGCGTATACGTACCCGTTATGCGTCGCTATCCCCCTGCCGTTGCTTAATTCCGTCATGAGTCCCGGGGTGCCGACGACGGAGGTATCTAAAAGAGTAAGGCTGTTTGCGTCCCACTTGTGGAAACAGGACGAACCGACGAGAACTCCGTGCAACCCATAAACGAACTCGCTGTCACAGGCAACGTATAGAACCGGGTAGTTCATGCTTGAAACTATCGCAAGGGTTTCGATGGCCGCCTGTTCCATGCAGTTTATGTCGTACATACGAAGAAGATTGGTCGGCGGGTCAAGTGCCTCCGTCCAGAACGCCACTCCCTCTCCGTTGTGCGGATATACTCTCCCGGTATAAACCTTGCCACCAGACGGGTGAACCGCGATGTCGTTGTTCAGGTACCCGTAGAAACCGGGGTACCCTGACGCGGTGTGATGTCCACCCCATCCATTAGGATTTCCGGGCCAGCGGGTGTTGGCAAGAATGGACACGCAGGATTGGAGGGTGAAGGTCGCCCTGTCCCTGACCTCAAAGGATGATCCGTTGTCCGTGCTGTCAACCAGATATATCTTATCGACGTTCGCGCCTTGCCCGAGGAACATTTTCGGGAACCCGAGGGTGTAATTCTTGTTTCCCCAGATGTCGTTCGATTCAAATACCCCGTGGTGGAATCTGTACTCGCCCGCTATCTGGATCGCACCGTATTGGTTCCTGTTGTAGTATGCCGTCACTCCGTGATGTTTTTGGTAATAGTATTCCCCCTCGTTGAAGTACATCGTCCTTGAGTCAACTTCAAACTTGGTCGGGTATATGGGGTATTTTTCATCAAAGTTGTACGACCCGTATTGGTATCTATTGACAGTCCCCAACGCCCCGCGATAGTCGAGGCTTGCCGTCCCCATGCCGACAATCCTGTAGTTCCCGGAATCGGAAATAAGGAGGATATTCCCGTTTATCAGGTCAACTCCGGGGCCGCTTTGCGGGCCGTACAGATGAACGTCCGCGTATGACCACGCATAATCGGGCGCACCTTTCGGTTCGTCGGTTCTTGTCGCCTTGAGGTGAAACTTCGTGTATTGGCTCGGGTAATAGGGGATTGATCCTACCGTAGTGAACTGCCCGATGTACCTGCTGTTGGGGATGTTCTCGTAGATGTCAACGAAGTTGGCATACGAAGTCACCCACGTTACGTTCGTTTTTTCCCCAATCGAAACCGGGTCAGGTATGCACCACGACCATATCTTCGGTACGGGGTAGGATGGGCCTCCACCGCCGGGGGGAATAACTCCACCATCTCCGGGGGGCCAGTCCCCTCCTTCGCAAAGCCACAAACAATTTTGGATTGTTCCGTTTGGGCCGAATCCGAGGTTTTCTACGGTGTCCCCTGCGCCCTCATCGAAGTGGAACTTCATCATGCAATCGCCGTTGTTGAAGGACATCCAAGTATCGCCGTAATGCTCGTACCAATAGGTGAACAGGTCGCTTATTTCCACTTCATCGAACGCCCTGCTGTAGACGAGAACTTCGTCCAAATCCGCTCCCAACGCAAACCATCTTTTGCTACGAGTGGGGTCTTCCTCCCATATACCTTTCCCCCCAACGACGGCGTGTGTCGGATGGACGTTGGTTGGCTCCCAATAATCGCTGTCGTATGCACAACCGATCAGATAGTCGTGGTAACCATCCGTCCCATTCCCCGTATCATTCGCTACCCTACTGCCGGTAGGCGGGCCGAACGTCCCGTTCATTGGGAAAGTTGTCAGCAACCTTCCATTGACGTAGTGCTTGCAGGTGGTCAGTTCCTCGACCGTAACGACAACGTGATACCATTGGTTCGTAAGAAAATTATAGTTTGTCGTCAGGTTGCAACAATCGGGCGCACCATCAGTCCAAGCGTGGTTGGACATAATAAAGTTTCTGGCTATCTGTACGTTTATCTGGCACCTGTACGCCTGATACGTCAAATCCCCGGAAAAGAACACGAACGGGAAATGTTTGTTGTCGTTGTCGGGTGGGGTGGTTAATTCCGCTTCCGTTACCGGATCGTAGATGGAATAGAAGTTATCCTGAACCTGACTACCCATGAAGCGAATCCAGAAACTAACAGTGTGATTTTTACCGAGAGAGGGGAATGTTTCGCTCGGGACATAGATAGTTGAATCGTGTTCTCCGAAGCGTAAACAGCAATTTCCGATAACAGGAGCCATTACTCAATGCCGGGGTGAGTGTTTTGTATCAGGTTGGTTACTTTATTCCCCTTCTTATCGGTAACTTCAATCATCGGGGACACGGGGGGTGCCACGGGGTTTGCGGCTTTATACAGGTCGAGAACCATCCTACGAAGAAAGAGGACGGGTTGCTCGTTCGACTTTCTCGCCTCGTCCCTCACCCATTCGGCGACAACGCTTGGAACCATCAACCCGACACGAACTTCTGGGTAAACTTTATTTGTGCCATCCGGCTTCGGCATACTTCCCCCTTAAGGTTAAACTGGCGGCTCCGGGCCTTGATGCGGCATCCCTTTTGCGCTACCATCCCGGTAAGCAACTGAGCGCGGGACCGTTGCACCGCCAGTTCTTCTTACGCGCCGAGGAACTTCCAGCCCCAGTCGATCTGGAGCGTGTCGCCCGCCGCCTTGTTCACGTTCGGGGCGACTTGCGCGTGGGCGACGAACGAACCGGCTTGCGTCCGCAACCCGACCTCTCCGATGGAGCCGCAGGTCGCCACGCCCGCGCCCCACGAATACCTCCAGAGCGTCCACTCGCCCGCGCCCGAATGGGAATCCACGCGGACGGGGTAGTTGGCAGACACGGCGAGGGAGGACGCGGCGAGGAGCGTCCCCAGACCCGTATCGGCTTTCAGCGGGGCCGTGGTGTTGACCCCGAGTTCGGCCCACATCGAGGCCGGATTCCCGACGATGGAGTTTGCCACGTAGTGCGACAGCCATCTGTCGCCAACCGAGGTGACGAGGTTGTGGATCATTCCCTCCTGTTTCAGCGACCCGTCCGGACCGATCAGCCGGTGATAGACGGCCCCCTGAATCCCGCAGTCGTCGATCGTTCCTTTCAGCCTTCTCTGCAACTCCGCAAGAAACTTTTCCATTGGTGCCCCCTTAAATCAGTTGGAATAACTTCTCTCTGCGCCTGTACGTCAACGAACCGGAAAGACCGTACGCCTCAAAAGCCCCGACTCCCAGTGCCACGCTCGCCGGGTTGGACTGCCAGTCGTGTGTGTAGGACCCCGTGTCAACCCGCGTCAGCCCAGTTACGCTCGCCACGACGGTAGAGGAAGAGTCATAGACCTTTCCCCAAGTCGAGGACGGATCGAACAACACTCCATTTTCATTTTTGAAGGTAATAAGGAATCTGATGGCGTCCCCGTTGGTGTATTCAATCATGTTTCTACCCCCAGTGTTATTACGCTCGGCGTTGCGAGAACGGCAACGAATGGCTGGCAGGACTCCATGCGCACCCCCCTCGTTGCGGATACGGAAACAAACGGCTCGCACGAAGAGATGAATATCATCCTTTTGCAAGCCAACACCAACGACAGCCACGAAATTACAAACACGCGGTGATAATACCATTGTACCACACCAACTTGGTCACTGACAAGTCGGAGGTGGTCCATATAGGCATTCATGGCGGCAAACGTGTCGTCAGGTATGTCAAGTTGGTCCGCGATGGTCCGGGCGAGTAAGAATGCCGCCTGTGCCGTTTCAGTAAGCCCTACGTCCTCCCCCACGTAACGGATAAGTTGTTTGTATATTTCATCAAAGTCCGACACCCCGTAGGCGTCAGTTACCGCCCTCGCGGCGTTCAATACTCTCGCGGCCACGTCCTCCGTGCCCACGTTCTCCGATAGGTACATGTTGTATACGAACCCAACCAAGGTAAGGATAGTAAAGTCGGACACCCCTATGTTTTCATATACGGCCCGCATGAACGCGGCACCGCCACCCAACGTGTCCACCACCCCCACCGGGCTGGCTTGAGAACGGAACATGTTCTTGGCAAAGAAGTGGAAGTCCGACATTCCGACCGTGGCTTCCACGATCCTGCCGAACTGTCGCGCCCATGCCCTGCTATCGGAAACACCAATAACGTCTGCCATATTAACGAGAAGGATCAGAGTCGATAATATGGACTGGGCATCTGGAACGCTCACCGCCTCGGACAGACCACGGTATACGCCGGATATTTTCGCTATGTAATCCTCAATCCCTTCGGA